TCGTGGTTTGGCGGTCGAGCAGAATGTACCGATTATCTCGGCGACTCAGACTACTCGTTCTGGATTCACAAATACAGACCTTGGACTCGAAGATACAAGCGAGTCGTTCGGACTCCCAGCAACAGCAGACTTCATGTTCGCACTCATCAGTTCAGAAGAACTCCAAGACTTGAACCAGATGATGGTCAAGCAGTTGAAGAATCGTTACAGCGATCCGTCAACGAATAGGAAGTTTGTAATTGGTGTTGACCGCCCTAAGATGAAGTTGTATGACGTTGAGCAAAAAGCTCAAGCTGACATTGCGGATGATAAGAAGGACGACGATGATACACCGTTGTTCGATAGATCTAAGAACAACAAGTTTGATAAGAACTTGTTCAAGTCATTCAGTTAATGTCTAACTTTATCTTTGCAAGTTTCTTTTTTGTCATTATCTTTCCATTGGCTGTGTTTCTTAACACCGTACTGGTTTTTTATGAGTACCTTATATTCTTGTTCCATCTTCCCATAAATATTTACAAATTATGTTTAGAAGTTGTAGTAACAATAAAGACACGCCATGGTTCTGATATTCAATGACAAATTTAGCAAACAACTTCAACAAGAAGTCTGCGATGCAGTTAACTTCTTCTCAGACCACCTCTTCTCAACCAAACTCAGCAAGCACTTAGTTATTGAGCTTGAATTAAAAAGTTACTTCAAGGATCATGGGGATTGTGAAGTAATTGAGTACAACTCCCAACGTAAACCTAGATCATTTAAGATTCGTCTTCGAAAGAAGAAGAGTTATAAATCTTTGATCAAGACATTAGCACATGAGCTCGTTCATGTTAAGCAATTTGCTTTAGGTGAGATGTCTGAGTTTCATGATCGCTGGAGAGATGGTGTTGATTATAAGGATACAGACTACTACAATCTTCCCTGGGAGATTGAAGCAAGGATGATGGAGCATGTTTTATATGACAAATACAAGAATAGTCTGTTGCCAAAACAGCAACCATCGGATATAATAGAGGATAATAAGCGGGGTTCGTATAGTGGTAATACCTTAGCCTTCCAAGCTAATGCTGAGAGTTCGATTCTCTTACCCCGCTCCATTCAGGAAGAATATGGATACAACGGAAACGATTCTAATAATAACCCTTTTCCTAGTAATGCTTTATCGGCTCTACAAGAGCAGCCAGCAATCACTTCTTGAAGAATTAGAAGAAGATGATGAAGAGGAAGTCTCTGCTGTATTAATTAAAGTAGAGAAGTATGGGGATCAGATATACTTTTGGGATAAGGATACAGGTGACTTCATTATCCAAGGTAAGGATATGAACGAAATTGTAGAGAAATGTAGAAAGTATTTTCCTGAGCGTTACTTTTGTATTGAGCAAGAAGACGTTGAGAAATATGATTTGAAAGTCAAAGAAGCGACTGTGGCGTAATAACGCGAGAGTGGTGGAATGGTATACACAATTGACTTAAAATCAATCGCCGCAAGGATTGAGGGTTCAAGTCCCTTCTCTCGTACCAAAACTATAGAAATAGTAAGAACCGGGCGACAGTAGCTTAGAGGCCCAAAGCAGTGGTCTCATAAACCATTGATCGAGAGTTCGAATCTCTCCTGTCGCACCACAAGTGAGTAGTAAAATGAAGTTTAACCTTGAAGAAATCAAAACTTTTATTGATGCACAATCACCAGAGACCAAGATATACATTGGTTGTGATTCCGAACGTTTCAGACTCAAAGGTTTATGGCACGCTCACTACACATTAGTCGTTGTTGTTCATATTGATGGTAAGCACGGCTGTAAGATCTTTGGTGAAGTTCAAACCGAAAAAGACTATGATCAAAAAGCAAGCAAACCCACGTTCCGTTTAATGAACGAAGTGTTTAAGATTTCAGAATTGTATTTGAAGCTTGCTGATGTGATTGCTGATCGTGAGTTTGAAGTTCACTTGGATATCAACCCTAAAGAAGAACATAACAGTAGCGTTGTGTTGTCTCAAGCTGTTGGTTACATTAAGGGCACATGCAACGTCACTCCTTTAGTCAAACCAAACGCTTTTGCTGCTAGCTATGCTGCTGACCGTTTAAGAGAATTGAGAGCTGCATGATTTATATTGTTGACATTGATAATACAATTTGTGTTACAGAACCGGATAAGTTTGGTAACCAGGATTACGAAAACTCAAAACCAATGCCTGAGCGGATTGATTATATTAATCTGCTTTGGGATCAGGGACACGTAATCCATTATTGGACTGCTCGTGGATCATCTTCTGGTATTGATTGGCTGGATTTAACCAAGAGCCAGTTGGATAAGTGGGGTTGCAAATATCATACTGTTAAGTGCGGTAAACCCAGCTACGATGTTTGGATTGATGATAAAGCAATAAATGCTAGAGACCTCCCACCCGTATTCTAAATAATAAGAACTACGGGAGCTGAGTTGTCATCACAATCCACAGAAAAATTAGTTTCGTTCCGACCAATCCTTTGCAGGAATTGGGTTGTCAAGGCCAGTTCTTTGAATGAAAGTATTTGCGTTGTTATGACAAACATTAATAATGGTGCTACGATAATCAATTACTTTAGCAATGAGATGGACGCAGCCCTCCATATTGAGTACTGGATCGAAAACCACAGCACATAAATATCTCCTAATGGAGGAAAGATATGGCTGGCGCATCCGCTGAACGACAAGAAACTGCTGTTGTCAAAGCAATTAAAGATTCTGTAAAGAAAAATAAAAACAACCCTGTTACAATTGTTGCTGGTAAAGTAACCATTGAGGGTGTTATCAACGCTGAAAAGTTTACAGGTAGACAAACCAGCGGTTCTGAGCCTTATACGGATGTGCAGATTTTTGTTCACAATAAAAAAGAACCCATAAATCTCTCTTTAAAAGGTGAATCAGCTCCTTCCTTGGCCGGTGGTGGATTGAAAGGCTTAGAGCTTGCCGTACCCGGAATTACAAACAAATATATGAAGTCTGCTCACAAGCACCTTGTTTCTAAAAAGAAACTCAGGCCCGGCGACAAGGTTCCAGATGTTTACGGTAAAATTGGGGATTCCGAAAAGGTCAAGATAGTCGTTGGAAATAAAGCTATGGGTGGTCCCATCGATTATATGTACATCGGTAAAATGGATGTAACCGCAAAGTATGATGCCAACGAAAATGTTCTTACATTTAGCAACGGTCAGTTGATTCCTTCTGTTAAGTATGCTAAAGATCACGATCTTTATTTTAGATTGAGAGCTCGTAGAGAGGATCAAAGATTTGACCCTACAGCTAAGGATGCAAAGGGTATTCCTAAGATTTACGGAAAGTCACCATCAAGAGGTGACAGTGCTGGTAGGATAGTTGTTATTGATAAAACCCCCAGCAATGCAGAAATTATAAGATTCTAATTATGATAAACCAACTAGAAAGTGCTATATTGACCAACTCGGGGATTTCGGGTATAATAGGCTATATGAGAAGCATTACAGAAGCCGCAGACGAATCAAAACTAACCCATTTAGAGCACCCAGAAGATCACATGCTGAATGCTGGCTATGCTGGCTACCATCACGCTGTTAATTCCTTAATGCAGGCTCATCATGTCCTGTCTGGTAAGGAAACGGAAGCTAAGACGTCTGAGAAGTATGACGGCTCTCCTTCTATTGTATTTGGACATCATCCTGAAACAGGTAGATTCTTTGTTGCATCCAAGTCTGCTTTTAATGCAAATCCAAAGATCAATTACACAGAAGCTGATATTGAAAAGAACCACGGACATGCTCCTGGTTTAGTTGCTAAGTTAAAGTCATCTCTTAAGCACCTTCCTAAGATTATGCCTAAGAAGAAATCATCCAAGGGTGAGATCTATCAGGGTGATGTGATGTACACCAAAGAAGGTAAGAACAGCGATGTGACTACTAAAGGTAACAAGCACCACTTCACTCCTAACACAATCACATACTCCACTGACAAGAACAGTGAAGAAGGTAAGAAGATTACCAAAGCCAAGTTTGGTGTTGCTATTCACACAAGATACAAAGGCAAGAACTTTGAGGATCTTAAAGCAGAGTACAATCCTGATCTGAGTGACTTATCAGAGCATCACGACGTTCATGCTATCCTTCCTGGTCAGCACATTGATCCTAAGAAGTATACACCAGCTGAGCAAACCAAGTTCCAAAACGAATTGAAGAAAGCCGACAATGCTTATAAGAGTGTTAATCACGAACCACCTGCGGAAGTTGAAAAGCACCATGCCACTTTTAAGTCCTACCTCAACCAGACAATCAATGCTCAAGGAAGCCCAACAACAGAAGGATACAAGAAGTGGTCTACTGACAAGGCTAAGAAAGAAATTGACAAAGTAAAGACACCAGCTGTTAAGGCTGCTAAGCTTGCTCAACACAATGTTGCTATGAAGCACGTCGATACGCACAAAGCTCACTTTGATGCATTGATTGAAACACACAAGCACTTAGTCAAAGCTAAGAACATGCTTGTTAAGAACTTCAACCAGTCAGCTAAGTTTGAGACTCATGTTGGTGATACTCCTGTTAAGACAGAAGGCACTGTGATATCTGTTAACAACCGTCCTTCTAAGTTGAATGACCGTGAAGAGTTTAACAGACTGAATGCTTTAAAGTCTAAGAATGCTAAGCAAGCTGCTGAGAAAAAACCAGAGACTGCAAACAAGCACGTTACGTTTGCTTTTGGTAGAATGAACCCACCTACAACTGGCCACGAGAAAGTGGTTCAGAAGATGCATGATGTTGCAAAAGATAAAGGTGGCGATGTTAAGCTGGTTGTTTCTCACTCACAGGACTCTGCTAAGAACCCATTGACGGCAGCACAAAAGTTGAAGCATGTTAAGAACTTTTTTCCAAACACTCCTACTGAAGCTGCAACAAAAGAAGCTCCTACATTCTTGCACCACCTAGCTAAATTGCATGAGCAAGGTTACAAACACGTTACAATGGTTGCTGGCTCGGATCGCGTAGATGAATATAAAAAGCTGATCCATAAGTATAACGGTGTCAAAGCAGCCCACGGTCATTTTAATTTCGATAAGGTTGATGTACAATCTTCTGGTGAGAGAGATCCTGATGCTGAAGGTACAGAAGGAATGTCTGCTTCTAAGATGCGTGAGCATGCTAAGAAGGGCAACTTTGCTGAATTTAAAAAAGGTGTTCCACATCACGTACCAGAGAAGCACTCCAAAGAGATGTACAATGATGTGCGCAAGGGAATGGGTCTGACTGAATCGTTATCGTTTATGAAATTCTTTAAGCATGGATGAGAAAAAGTTTTTAGCTAACTTCGCAAAGATCTTGGGTGCAGAGAGCACCTTTGAGGAGTTGGAACAAAAGAGATTGAAAGAAGAGAGGATGCTTGCCAGCCTCTCTAAGTCTTTGGGCGCTGAGGATATCTTAGAAGATATCAAGAAGAAAGAAGACCAGCTGATAGAGAACATGAGTGTTACTCTATCCAAGTATCAAGTAGCTGAGCAGCAAGCAATTATTGAACAAGTTAGCAAAGAACTTGAAGAAGCAAAAGAACAATTGGTTGAAGATGCTAAACAGGAAGAGCCAGAAATCCCAGCATCAGTGTTTGCAACACCAGCTGTAGAAAAGATTGCAAAAGAAAAGCCAAAGAAAGAAGACATTGTTCCTCCTTCATTGCGTAAAGAGCTCGATTACATTAAGAAGTCAATCACAGACTTCCATAGATTTGCACAACGTCACTCACAAATGGGTGGCGGTGGTGCTGTTAGGTTGCGTGACCAGGACGATGTGAGGATAACTAATCCTACAGACACTCAAGTGTTGACTTATGATGAAGCTACTGGTAAGTGGATCAATGCTGATGCAACAGGCGGTGGTGGAACTGGTGCTCAAGGTTATCAAGGTTATCAAGGAGTTCAAGGTGCTCAAGGAGTTCAAGGAGCTGTCGGAGCTCAGGGTTTTCAAGGCGTCCAAGGATCTACAGGAGCCCAGGGTGTTCAAGGTGCTACCGGTTCTGGATCACAAGGTGTACAAGGAGCCCAGGGTGTTCAAGGTTCTACAGGTGCTCAAGGAGCACAAGGTGTTCAAGGCTCTACAGGTGCCCAGGGTTCAGTAGGTAGTCAAGGCGTTCAGGGAGCACAGGGTGTTCAGGGTGCACAAGGAGTGCAGGGTTCAACCGGTCAAACTGGTGCTGGTGGAACTATTGCAAATTACGGTGCCTTCCACGATAGTATTGATCAGGCAGTTAGTCTTGAAGATACACCAACACCAATGCTGTTGCGTGTGACAGATGAAGCTACCAATGTTTCAATTGTTTCTAATTCCCAAATCACAGTAGCTTACGGTGGCGTGTACAATCTTCAATTTTCTGCTCAGCTGTATAACTCTGGTGGGGGCGGGAATGGAATTACTGTAGATATTTGGTTAAGAAAGAATGGTGCGGATCTTGCTGATTCAGCAACAAAGGTAATTGTTAATACAAATAGTCCTTATATTGTTGCAGCTTGGAATTGGGTTTATTCACTAAGTCCAAATGATTATTTGGAAATCTATTGGATGTCAGATAATGCCAACATTTTTATTGAACACATCGCTGCGAACGGTGGTCATCCAGCAATCCCTTCCGTCATTGCAACTTTGACACAGGTAACATATACACAAGTAGGTCCACAAGGATATCAAGGTGTACAGGGTTCGGTAGGTAGCCAAGGTGCTCAAGGTGTGCAGGGAGCTCAAGGTTATCAAGGCGTACAGGGAGCTCAAGGAGCCACAGGAACCGTCTCACTAGGTCCAGCCTTCAGTGCTTATGCTCAGGGAGTCCAGCAAACGATTCCTACCGATACACAAACCAAAGTTTTGTTCCAGGCTGAAGAATTCGACACAAATAGCAATTACGCTAACTCTCGCTTCACTCCAACTGTTGCAGGTTACTATCAGCTCAATGCTGAGGTGCGTTTCAGTAATGGAAGTGGTACTGGTGAGATGATGATTGTAATTTGGAAGAATGGTTCTGAATACAAGCGTGGGTGGAATTCGAGAGGCGTTGCTTTGACTATAGATGATTGGTGGGCAATGCAGGTCAGTTCTGTTGTTTATGCTAACGGGACTGGTGATTATTTTGAAATTGCGGTCCAGCACGGTGCTGGTGCCAATAGAGACCTCACAGCTGTAAACAATCCGTCAATCACCTGGTTCAACGGTTGCATGTTGAGGCCAGCATAATGAAAGTTTATAAACTTACCACTACCTTAGGACCTTTGCGTTATAAGTGGTAAAAGGAGAGTCCCTGCCTACTACATAGCAGCACGCCAACTGCTAGAACATAAGTGGGACACTAACAAAAATGAACTCAGTCATTCTTTCTGACAATCAATTCGATCCGGAAGGTTATTGGAGCAAGCCAATATCCAAGTTGTTGTATGAACCAACATACGAAGACGTTGACTTATTTGATCAAAATGGATATGACTTAACTGTTATTGAGCAACACTTTGCTTATGGTAATTTTAAAAAGTCTAAGAAGCATAGAGAACACCACCAGACTTTAAAGCAAGACTGGTTCACTCAGTTTGTTAGAATAGAAGGTGCAGTTCTCAATCATAGTGTGTTGTTTGAGCGTAAAGGATATTCAGGTGAAGCACTTGAGCAACTAAAACTTTGGGCTGATAAACTTCCTTTATTGCATAAAATAATTGCAATCCGTCCTAAGTGGGGATTGGATTTCAGTATGGATTATGTAGATAGACAAGGCAATTCATTTGAAGTACTTCACTGGGAGTATGATGGGTTTGAGTTTGAAGAGATTGAGCATGTTAAACAGCACATCGAAGTTAAGTTGGCTAACATAGACTGGGATCATGCTGGCGAGCAGATGCTCCTACATAAAGATAAATGGCATCACTTGGGATTCTTTGAACAAAGTGATTGGAAGTGTAATTTTTTTGGAATCCCTAAAGAGAGATTCAAAATGGTAATCTGGAGCTAATATGTTGTATTCGTTTAAACTAATGGTAGAAGGCAAGCAGCCTTTAGAGTTACTGAAGTTACCTTATAAGAGAACTGATCTTGAACCCGTCATGAGTAAGGCCACCATAGATTATCATTATGCTGAGCTAGCTAGTGGGTATGTTAAAAGATTCAATAAGAATGAAGGGGATCCTGTATTCAATAAAGCTGGTGCCTTTCTCCATAACATCTTCTTTCCCCAACTCCAGCCTCCTAAACCAAACAATAAGCCTTCAGGTAAAAGTTTAGAATTAATAAACAAAAAATATAATTCTTTTGAAAATTTTAAAAAAGAGTTTGCTACTGTTGCAATGAAGATCCAAGGATCTGGTTGGGTTTATATGGATGTCGATGGAAACATTAAGACGATTGTCAATCATGAAATAAAAGATGGAATAGCTTTGTTGGTTGATTGGTGGGAGCATGCTTGGGCCTTGGACTATCAATCAAACAAGAAAAAGTACTTAGAAAATATCTGGCAAATAATTAATTGGGATGTTGTAAATAAAAAACTATAAATACCCATGCAGTAAGGCCACGGTAGACCTGCGAGGAACAAATGGAAAAAAATGAAATAGACGGCAAACCAGCTAAGAAGCTGAAGACCATTGCCACAAAACCAGATCAAATTATTCTCAACCCAACGACGGTTGATGATAACAATAAGCTCAACGAGCGTGTAGTTGAACTTGCTCAGAGACGCAAACGCGCTTCGTTGATGCGTAGAGTCCAGGCTAAACTCCACAGACGCAAGCAGTTATCTGCTACCAAATTACATTCACAGCAACAACTATCTCAAAGATCTAGCAGCATTGCTAAGACTATGTTGAGAAAAAGACTTGCTGGCTCTCAAGGTGCAGCGTACGCTCACCTATCCCCATCTAATAAAATTCAAGTTGATAAGATTGTTGATAAGAAAGCAATCCTCATTAGATCAATGGCCAAGAGGATGATTCCTCGTCTCCGCTCTGCTGATGTCAAGAGACTTCAAGCTGTAAGATCAGGTGGTTCTGTTCATGGAATCCAATCATACCTTAGCAACAGACAGCTAAACATGGGTGATGATTTTAACTTAGACCACCTTGTTGGTATGTTTGAACAAATCACTGAAAAGGATATAATAGCGCTAGAAGCAAAAGCTTCTCAGCACAATATTCCTGAAGAAGTTTTAGAGATGGTCTTCATTCGTGGTTTGTATGAAGGTGACAAAGACAAAGCATTTAACCGTGTAAATTCTTTCATTGCTCTTGGCGAAGCTAAGAAGATTGATGCTGACTTAGAACAAGATTCCGAACCATCTGATCGTTTAGAAGGTTCTGACAGCTTAGCTAAAGTATACAAGAAAGAAACTCCTGGTCAAACAGTTAAAGAAGAGGTTTGGGATGAACCAAACCCTAAGAAGAAGCATTCTACAATGACTCCAGCACAAAAAGCATCAGCAAAAGCCAGAGCTAAGGCTGCTGGTCGTCCTTATCCAAACTTGGTAGATAACATGGCAGCAATGAAAGAAGCTAAAGATCCTAGAGAGTATGATTATGAGGGTGACATGGCTAAATCTCAACTGAGGTCTATTATTGCTAATGCGCAAGCCGTTCACGATATGTTAAAAGATGATACTAATATGGCTGAATGGGTTCAAAGTAAGATTACTTTGAGTGCGGATTATATTAGCACAGTTCGAGATTATATGATGTCGGAAACAAATGAAGAAGTAAAACCAATCGAAGAATTGAAATCATCTACATTAACATCTTACATTGACAAAGTTGCTAGTGGTCCTTCCAGAGGCAAGACACAAACCGGTTTGTTGAAAAGTATTAAAGCAATTGGTGGAGTGACGAAAGCTATTCGTAAGAGAGCTGAAAATAATATGAAAGAAGATACAGTGAATGAGGTTAGCAAAGGCATGGCTCACAACTACATGGTTGCTGCTCACAAAAAGTTTGATACTATAAGAGATAAATCAGACGCATCTTCTGAAGCTAAGAAAGCTAAGTTAATCAAAGGTATTAAGAAAGCCTCACAGAGACGCAATCCAACACCGAAGCCATCTCCTGAACAAAAAGTGGATATGAGCTCTCCTGGTGGTTATTATGCCAGCAAGAAGCCTGGCGAGTATACAGGAGACTAAATGAAATCGTTTGCACAATTCCTAAAAGATCCATGCTGTGATGAGTGTGGATCAGTTGACGAAGAATTTACTCCCACTGGCTATGAGCAGTATGAGGATTGGGGTGAGTCAATCATCTCTGAAGAAGAAGTTGGTGGAAGAAAAGTCCAGTTAGGTAAACCTTTCCTTACACCTGGCGGTCCAAAGAAACGTTCTGTCTATGTCAAGAATGACAAAGGCAATGTTGTCAAAGTTAACTTTGGTGACACTACAGGATTAACAATTAAGACTGATAATCCTGAAAGAAGAAAAGCATACAGAAGTCGTCACAACTGTGACAACCCTGGTCCAAGACATAAAGCTAATTACTGGAGCTGCAAAGCCTGGTCGAAGAAGTCTGTCTCTGCAGGTTTGGGAGGCGCTGGTGGTACTTAAATTTTCACACTTCCTGTTTGAGAAAGAAACAGGTTGCCCAATCGAGACACACGATCTCGTAAAGAATTTGGAAAACAGACAGACAGCAATTGAGAAGTTTGGATACGGTCCTGCCAATCCAGATGACAACGTTGCAGACAACGATATGTTTTGGCAAGCAAAAGCTAAGATGTGGAAATGTTCTGTTGAGAATGTTAAAACAATGAAGTGTGGTAACTGTGCCGCATTCAATATTTCCGATCAAGCCCGAGATTGTATCGCCAAAGGAATGGACGAACATGAGAAGGACAGCAGAGGGGTAATAAACCTTGCCGACTTGGGATATTGTGAAATACTACACTTCAAGTGCGCTGGTGACAGAACGTGCGATGCATGGTTGGTCGGTGGCCCTCTTGATAATAAGGATTTAAAATGACAACTGCTGATTCATTAAAAGTAGCTTTAGCAGATACGTTTGCATTGTATCTTAAAGCTCATTACTTCCACTGGAATGTAACTGGTGCTGACTTTGCTCAATATCACGATTTCCTTGGTGACTTCTATGAGGAAGTTTACGGTGCAGTAGATCCAATTGCAGAATTGATTAGAACAACTGGAGACTATGCTCCTGGTTCATTCTCTCGCTACTCTGAGTTGACTACCATTTCCGAACAAACAGGCATTCCTTCTGCAGAAGATATGATTGTTGAGTTGCTATCAGACAATTATAAAGTTATTAATACATTAACTAATGCCTATAATATTGCTGAAGAAGAAAAACGTTTTGGTGTTTCTAACTTTGTTCAAGATAGATTAACTGCTCATGATAAACATAAGTGGATGCTAACAGCATTCAGTAAGAGATAAAAATGGCATATAGAACTCTAGGTCGAATCATTAAAGAAGTCGTCGGTGGTGAAAGCCAGCCAAATGCTTACTCTAACCTTGATACTGCTATCAAAGCTGTTATGAAAGGTCCAGTAAAGAAGATCGAAAGACACAAAGACGATCAGATTGCTGCTGGAACTTACCTAACAAAGAACTTTGATGCTAGTCCGGATGCACAATTGTATTTTACTTCAGTACCAAAGACTGTTGATGCCAATTACATCGAAAAGTCTGCAATGTTCCATGATAAGTTGTACTCTATATTAAAGAAAGTTAGAACAACAGGAACAGCTGACGAAGGTGATGTTCGTACTGCTGAACTTTACAAAAAGAATATCGAGGACATGAAACCTCATATACCTGAAGCTCCTGATCCAGTTCATCTGGGTAAAGAAGTGGATGAAATCAGAAGCATGGTCGGTAAAGAAGGCTCTCCTTTTGGTGTTAAACCTGCAGCAGAGACCGGGGAAATAGGAAAAGACCTAGATATAGATAACCAAAAATTTCCAATTTCGAGAAAATCGAAAATGGACCGTAAAATTAAAATTTTCGATGACGATTAAGGAGCCACCAAATGTATAAAGATATCTCTGCTAGTTTAGTAGCAGCAACAAGAAAAGTAGTTGAAGCTTCTAGTGCTAAAGCTGCTAACGAAGCTGCTCAAAAGGAGCAGTCTTCTAAACTCTCAAAAACAATGAGACCAGCTTATGAGGGCAGTGCTCCTCGTACAGCTCAAGAGATCTCATTGCTTAGCGAAAAGAAAGCTCATACAGTTCCAAAGACTGATAAAGAGAAGGATCTTGCCGCACTTGCAGAACCAAAAGATAAAATCACTCACGCTGATGTTATGACAGGCCGTGGTGTGAAAAAAGAAGAGAAGATGCCTGAGAAGAAGAAGACAGATGCCTTTGATTACAAATCACCCCGTAGACCACAAGATGCACCTAACCGTAAGTCAGGTGATGTAACATCTACAGGACACGATGTTAAGAAGATCTCTACTGGTACTGTTTACACTAAGCGCTTTGAAGAGAACGAAGTAGAAGCAGAAACAATTGCAGAAGCTCCAGTGGACGGTGTTGCACCGGGTTCAATGGAAGGCGACAAGCATATGTGCGCTTCTAAAGTAATGCACAAAGAGTGGAAAGAAGGTAGAACTCTTTTCAGTCAACATGCTGAGCCAAACGAAATCGGTTTAATCGAGTGGTATGATGTTATGTTTGATCACGGAATTGAGAAGAAGGTTCCCACACGTGACTTGGAAATTATGGTTTCTGAGAGCCACATGAGCCACTCTAAAAAGAAAAAGATGTAATTATGAAAAAGCTAAGAGAAATCGTTGAGGCTACGAAAAGCCTACACCCAATGGCTCTCCACGTGAAGCCTGTTATGGTTAACGGTCAACAGAAGTATAAAGTACACGCTGTTGGTAAAGACTTAGCTGATGGTATCAAGCACGGTGAGCACTTGTCTGACTCAGAGTTGGATGATGCTCATGAGATGGGAGCCAAAGTTAAGCATGTTAAAGAGAGTGTCAATGAAGGCAAGATGGCTGAATTAGATCACGACCTTGAGAACATGAAGGATAAAGACTTTGAGACTCATTATGGAGAGCCAAAGTCTGCTTATAGACCACCCAAAAAAGATAAGCCAGAAGACAAATCTTCTAAGGTTGAAGAGGCTATGAGTCATCAAGCTAAGACAACAATGAAGCACATTCCCAATGCTTCTCCAGCATTAAAGAAGGCTGCTAAAGATATCAAGCCTGGTATTGCTGGTTTTAGAGATCGCATTGCCATGCTTAAAGCTGGTAATGTAAAAGAAGAAACAGACTTCGGTCCTGAAGCTGATAAGAACATTACTGTCCAGCTCAAAAAGGCAATGGACATGATGGAGCATGGTGAAAAACCAGGTTCAGATATTGAATTTGCAGATGGTCAAAAGCACTTCGTAGAAGGTGTTGTTGCTCATAAAGTGTTGGTAGCAATGGAACAGATGAAGCCAGAAACTAGAGCACAAGCTCAGAATGCTGTTTATCAATCGTTTGCTCATTTGATGGCAGCTCACCAAATGTTGAGCAAATAATTAGAATAAATAAAAGAATAATCCTTAGGAGAATCGAAAAATGGCTCAATGGTCAAATCAAGACGCAAGTTCAAACAGTGTGCTATGGGCACCAACTGGTTTTAACTTGCCTGCAAACACAACAAACAGAGATGCACTGTTTGGTAACACAACCGTAAATGCATTCGTTACTGGTGAAACAGTAGGTATGTTCGGTGTTGACGTTACTGAGATGAGTGTATCAAACGGATCAGTTATCCAAACAACCATTACCTTTGCTGGTTCTGGTTACGGCGCTAACGCTGCTGTAACTGTTACTGAACCAGCTAACGGTACTGGTTTCACAGCTAACGCTTTTGTTACTGCTGCAACTGGACGTGTAGGTGAGATTAAGATCTCTGCTGCTGGTTCTGGTTACACTGGTCTTCCTCCAACATATGTTGTTGCTCCTCCAGCTGCCGTTAACGTTGTTGCTAACACAAACGGTGTAACTGCTGCTTCCGACTTCATTCTTATGGCAACAGCCAACAGCAAGTTTTTAGTTGGTGATAGAGCTTATTACTCTGTTCCTACTTCCAATACAGCTATTGGTGGTTTAACAGGTAACACATTCTATTATATCTCTTTCTCCAATACTACAGGTATTGCGGTAACAGATACATTGGGTGGTGCAAACCTCGATTTGACAGAAGCTCGTACAACTGCTACTGGTGAAGTTCATACTTTCAGAGGTGAGACTGCTACCGGTGTTGCTGTTGTAAGCGGTTCACGTCACGGTGCTCACCACTCTGGTTGGGTTATCCGTACAGTTGGTACTGGTGGCCGTGCTGGTCGTGTTACACATGAGACATTGGTTGCAATGGGTTCAATGAACAACACAACCGATGCTGAAGACACAGTATTCAAGGACGTATAATCTAAATGGCTGATAAAGCTAAGAAGATATCTGAACTAACAGCTCTCACCTCCATAAGTGGTGGTGATCTGTTGGTGATTGTTGATGATCCAACAGGAACTCCCGTTACTAAAAAAGTAACTGTAGCAAACCTGTTGGGTAATTCATCTGCCAATGTCGTTATTCAGAATGTTACACCTGCAAACGGTACAATTACTGTTACAAAGGGAACAATCATGTTTGATAGTAGTTTCATTTATATTGCCACTGCTAATAATGTTATCAAAAAGGTGGCACTAAGCGCATTCTAATAATGATTGATAAACTTGATGAGGCCAACTTCTTTTTGTATGCGGCCAAACATTATGAAAACCCATATTGTTATGATACTTTAGAATTTTATGACGACCTCAATAGGTTTAAATATCTTAAGAGGTTGTTCAGTAGATATGAAGAGACTGGTGAGTTGAAAGAGAGATTAATTCTCAATCACATCATCGTCTTGTATAACATCTTTGGAGTAGAACCTACAACAAGAATGTTATTTTTAAAACTTAGAGGAAGCTATCACGCGTTGAAGCCATTCTTAGTTTTTCTTAATTTCATGCCCGAAGTCGTAACACGAATTGGGATAGAAGGCAAGGATATTATTAGTTCGGACATCGCAATGGATGAAAAGATAGTAGACAAGCTGAGACAAATTTAATGAACAAGAATTTAGATTTATACATTGTTTATCAATTCCTTAAGAAGCTTTCCACTCCATTCAAGGACTGGAAAGCTTTTGATTTGGGGATTATTGATGACAAAGGCAATGTACTGAAATCTAGAGATCAGCTAACAGACAAAGAGTTGAAAGACTGGACATACTTTGATTTGTTGGTGACAAACATAAAGAAACTAATTTCTGCTATCCCTGCTGGCAATCAAAAGATGGCTAACATGGTGATGGCTCTTTACCTGACTAAAGAATACAAAGGCAAGAAAGCTATTGTATCTGAGCCAGGACTAAAGAAAACTCAAGGCCAAGTAATTGGTTATGCTAGAATGAAAGAACAGCACGAGCTTGCTGATCTTTTGGAACAAGTGAATGTGAATGAAGAAGCCATCAACAGTGCTGGTGGTGGAAACGTAGCTGGTATTGGGGTTGGTCCTCAGGGTGAACCAGGTATGAAATTAGCCATGATTAGAAGATATATTAAGAAAAACAAATCTGACATGGTGAAAAATGCTAACACTCAACCAACTAAAACAATTAATCCCAGGTAATCCTCACGCCGATCATTGGCACGAAGCCCTGGAGATCCTCCTTCCCGATTACGATATCAACACTCCTCAACGGATTGCTGCGTTCATTGCACAGTGTGCTCATGAGTCTGGTAACTTCAGAGTGTTAAAAGAGAACCTCAACTACAGAGCTGTTACTCTTCGTAAGATTTTCCCACGTTACTTCCCTGATGATGCTATTGCTGCAGCCTATGCTGGTAAGCAAGAAGCAATTGCTAATAAGGTTTATGGTAACCGTATGGGTAATGGTGATGAAGCATCGGGTGATGGTTTCAGATACTGTGGCCGTGGACTAATCCAGTTGACTGGTAAAAACAACTACAGAGCATTTGCAGACAGCTTAGAGATGCAGGTTGAAGACGTTCCTGAATATCTTGCAACGTTTGAAGGTGCCGCTCAATCAGCTTGCTGGTTCTGGGAAACAAACAATTTAAACCAATGGGCTGATAAGGGTGACATTGTTACGCTAACCAAGCGGATTAACGGCGGTACAATCGGTTTAGAAGACCGTATCAAGCACTATGAGCATGCACTGCATGTTTTGGGAGCTCACTAATGAAGAAGTTTTTATTGATTCTAGCATTGCTTCCTTGCTTTGCTTTGGCTCAAAAAGAAAAAGCTGGTGTGACATATGAAGTTGTCCTCACCAGAGTGGTCGATGGAGACACAGTTGCTTTCCAAGCTAATTGGTTACCTGACCCTCTAAAGAAAGAGTTATCTATTCGTGTCTTTGGTGTGGATACACCTGAGAAGAGCTTTAGAGCTAAATGTCCAAGTGAAGCTGCGCGTGGTGAAGCAGCCACTGCTTTCACTAAACAATTAATCAATGCTTCTACTAAACGTCAAATTATTTTGATGGATTGGGACAAGTACGGTGGTCGTGTACTAGGTGATGTCATTTTAGATGGCAAAAGCCTTCGTCAACAACTAATTGCTCAGGGTTTTGCTCGTGAATATTACGGCGAAGCTAAAACATCTTGGTGTTAAAGGATAAAAATGGAAACAAGTCAATTATTGTTGTTTGCTAACTTAGCTACAATCACATACGATAATCCAAAAGAATCTAAAACCAAGTTTAAATCTTTTGGATTCAATGTTGTTGAGTTTTTTGATATAGAAGGTGCGCAAGCATACTTGTTAAAAGACATGAATGGTATCCACGTTTTAAGTTTCAGAGGTACTGAAGTATCGCAGAAGTCTGATGTTCTAGCTGACTTAAAAGCTGGCAAGAACATTGAAGCCTGTGGTGGTAAGGTGCACGTAGGATTCAAAGGCGAGATCAACAAAGTATGGCCTGCAATAGAAAAAGCAATTGCTAATATTGACATTCTTTACATAACAGGTCACAGCTTAGGAGCAGCTATGGCAACTGTTGCTGCTAGTAGAGTACAATCCAAAGTCAGAGCCTTGATAACTTTTGGCTCACCTAGAGTTGGTGATGCAGAGTTTGTTAAGAGCCTGACCGTAGAACATTATAGAGTACAGAACAACTGCGATGATGTAACTAAAGTTCCTTTTAGACTAATGGGATTCAGACATCACGGGACACACAAGTACATGAACTTCTACGGTGAGTTTAGAGATCTAACTCCATGGCAGCGAGTAAAAGACATGGCTCGAAGCAGACTGAAGGCCAGAGCAAAAGGACAAAAGTTTATTGGTGTGTTTGATCACATGATGACAAACTATGTCGCTAAGTTAGAAAAATTGGGAGAAAAATAAAATGTTCGGAAAAAAAGAAGAAGAAGTTAAAGTAGAAGAAGTTAAAAAGCCAGATGAAGATTGGATGACCAAGAAGTGGCGTCCGATGATGGCAATGATGTACATGACGTGCTGTTTGTTTGACTTTGCTCTATTCCCAATTATGTTTACTATTGTTCAGTTCTGGGAAGTCCAGGCTGCCAACGATGCATTCCGTCAATGGGTTCCAATTACACTTCAAGGTGGTGGATTGTTCCACGTTGCCATGGGTGCTGTATTAGGTGTTTCAGCTTATGGACGTACACAAGAGAAAGTAGCAGGTGCTTCAAGTGTCTCAACCAGCATACCAAGCGGGTCTCCAACACCTAGCTTTTCTTCGCCAGTACCATCAGCCGCCCCTGCTCCCGCACCAAGCTGGACTCCCCCTCCAGCCCAGCAATTTGCAGCCGCAGCTCCAACACCAGCGTTTGAACAACCTCTAAATAATGTATCAGCTGGTTTTGGTGGTAGGAAAGCACCCCCAGCAGCTCCAGAACCATTACTGTAAGGTAACTCATGAACAAAATCATTAACACAACTGCCGCTATAGCTTTAGCACTTTTTTTTACTTTTATGCCAACAGCACAGGCTGGTGGTGAGATGAAAGAGGTTTGCCATGATAAGGTAGACAAAGCTGGTAAGCCAGTAATGGATAAGAAGACTGGTAAACCAGCTCAAGAATGCAAAATGATTAAAGTTCACAAGAAGCTTGAGGGGACAAAAGTCCCTGATAAGAAATAATCATGGAACTGTTTGACACAACATCGAGGATTGCTGTTTTGGAAAATCAACTTACAAATCTGGGATCCGAGCTGAAAGAATTCAGACATGATTCTAAAGAACAGCATAGACAGATGATGGAGAAGATCAATGATATTGACGATCGCCTCACAGTCCTTGAAAAATGGCGTTGGATGATCATTGGTGGCGCTGCTGTACTAGGCTTCATGGCTGCTCATTTTATAAAGTAGTTGAACCAAAAATGTAAAACTGTATAATCAGCTCTGCGCCCTGAAAGAACTTTATAATGAGCTGGTTAGAACAAAAATACGTTAACTTACTATCCAATAGACTTCCCCGATTTACAAAGAAGGGGAATGATCTATGGAACTTCAGATGCCACATCTGTGGTGATTCTCAAAAGAACAAACTAAAAGCACGAGGGTACCTGTTCGCACAGAATGGTGAGTACTTCTATCGGTGCCATAATTGTTCCGCCTCGCTTAACTTCAAGCAATTCCTCAATAGCCTCGATCCTATCATGGCTGATGAGTTCTCCAAAGAGAAGTTTATGGAGAAAACAGGCCTGGTAGCAACCGCAAAGCCTGTTGAAAAGGATATTGGGAAGTTCATCCAACCCAAGTTCATCAAATACACCGCTTTAAACACGTTAAAAAAGGTTTCTCAGCTCGATCCTGCTCATCCTGTTAAGAGATACGTGATGAGCCGTCAAATCCCTTCTACGATGCATTTCAAGCTGTTCTATGCACCAAAGTTCAAACAGTTTGTTAATTCACTAATTCCTGATAAGTTTAATACCGATATTGATGAACCAAGATTAATTATCCCGTTTGTTGATCAGAATCAACAACTGATTGGATTTCAGGGTAGGAACTTCAGTAAAGACGGTATCCGTTACATAACTATCATGTTGGATGAGACAAAGCCAAAGGTCTACGGACTTGAGAGTGTTAACCTTAACGAAACGTTCTATGTGTTTGAAGGTCCTATTGATTCGATGTTCATTAAGAACTCGATTGCAATGGCTGGCTCTAGTTTGGATAGGCTTTTGGAGCCGCATAAATCTAAAGCTGTTATGGTGTTTGATAATGAGCCGAGGAACAAAGAGATTGTTAATACAATTGAGAAATATATCCAGAATGGATACAATGTTACAATATGGCCCGATCATATCCAGCAAAAAGACATTAATGATATGATCTTAGCTGGGATTAAACCAGTTGATCTAAAATTAATTATAGACAATAATACTTTCAAGGGGCTGACTGCCCACGTAAAATTCAACGATTGGAAGAAGATATGAAGACGATGTTAATAAAAGAATACTTCGGAGACAATAATGGTAGAGAAGCAAAGGTGCTGCTAACTCCTAAAGGATACGAAATCCAACTTGAACAAGATGGTGGTAAGGCTGAAAGAGGTCAAACAATCTTTACAAGCGAGAGTGATGCTGGGGATGCATGTGAAGATTGGGTGATGGGAACTAATGATTGAAAAGGGTTCAATAATGGTCAAGGATTACATACAATTTTATACCTTTAATGACTTTTTTTCTGATGAGGAAATAAAAAAAATAAAACATCATGCTATCTCTCTTCCAATTGAACCTGGTAAAACACTTGGCCAAGTTGGTAGATTAGTATCTGAACAAGATATATCTATTACATTGAGAGAGTGTGAAGTTAAATGGTTGCATATTAATCCTGAAATAAGTTGGCTTTTCACAAAAATTCATAAATGTGTTACATCAGTAAATGAAAGTTTTTTTCACTATGATTTGAATAGTGCAGAGCCGTTGCAGTATACCGTTTATCATAGTCCAGGTGGTACTTTTGGTCAGCATATAGATATGGCGCCTGATAAAGGCCTCCACCGTAAACTTTCATTTTCTATTCAGTTAAGTGATCCAACGGAGTATCAAGGGGGAGACGTTTTAATATATTGCCACTCTCTTGAACATTCTATTACAGCAAACAAAAATAAAGGATCTATAACTATTTTTCCTTCCTTTACAATACATGAAGTGAAGCCTGTTATTAATGGGATGAGAGAAGCTCTTGTTGGTTGGTTTTCTGGACCCCCTTTTAAATAACAAAAAAAATATATTAATAATGATTAAAGAATATAATGTTAATAACAAAACAATCAAAGTAATTGATGATGTATTCTCTTTACATCAGCGTTTATTTTTCTATGATGCCTTTAGGAATTCAAAATATCAAATTGGTTGGGAAGACACCGGAGGAATAGAAACTTTACACTTGAAAAATTTATTCGCACAATACAATCAAGTAGATTTAGAAAGATTGAATTTTATTCCCACCATTCAGGCCAATCCTTACACTAGCCATCTTTTTGAAAAATATTGTATCAGTAAAGTAGTGGTTAACCTCTCGTTTGCAAACAACACATACTATAACCACACACATGATGAGGATATGGTATTATTATATTATGGTAACCTCAACTGGAGCTCTGAATGGGCCGGTGAGACGCTTTTTTATGATGAACAATGCAAGGAGGTGGAAAAAGCCTTTGCGTATACTCCAGGCCGATTAATTATATTTGATGGTAAAATCCCACATACAATAAGATCACAATCAGCAAGCGCTCCACAATTTAGATTTACAATGGGAATTTTTTGGAAAAAAAAATGAAAGCAAAACTAGTATCGTATAGTCAGACAGACCCCTCAGATCCAATCCTTAATGCTGCTCTTAATCAACAAGAGTTGATTGCTTATTGTGCTCGTGTATCCAATCCAAGTAATCAACAAAACAACCAAGTAAGTGATAAGCTATTGCAATACTTGATTAAGCACAAACACTGGTCACCTTTTGAAATGGTTAGTGTTTGTATGGAGATAGAGACTACTCGCGATATTGCTCGTCAGTTGCTTCGTCATCGTTCGTTCAGTTTCCAAGAGTACAGTCAACGTTATGCTGACCCAACACAAGACTTAGATTTTGTATTACGGGATGCACGCCTTCAAGATCCAAAAAATCGCCAAAATAGTATAGAAACTAATGATGAATGGCTAAAACTGCAGTGGAACAAGGCTCAACAACGCGTTTTATTAGCATCGAAAGAAGCTTATAAATGGGCAGTTGACAATGGAATTGCTAAGGAGCAAGCCCGCTCTGTACTGCCGGAGGGATTGACTGTTTCACGCCTTTTAGTCAACGGAACTTTGCGCTCATGGATCCACTATATAGAGCTCAGATCCGGAAACGGGACTCAGTTGGAACATATTGAAATTGCTATAGAATGTGCTAAGGCGATTGCAAAAATATTCCCGATGGTTGACAATTTTGTACAGAAAAACTAATAAATAATCCACGATGTGGTTCCTCTCTTTTTTACCTTCTTGGTATGTTCATATTATTCCTCTCTTAGCGTTGGCGATCATCTTCGCCAGCATGGTTCTCAAAGTAATTCCCTTCGTTAGTACTTACTATATTCCTATTAGAATAATAGGTTTTGTATTACTTTTATTTGGAGTTTTCTTTGAAGGTGGTTTGTATATGAACCAGGTGTGGACTGCTAAAGTCAAAGAGATGGAAGAGAAGATTGCTATTGCTGAAGCGAAGAGCAAAGAAGTTAATGTGCAGATTGTTGAAAAGTTTATAGTTAAACAAAACACTATTAGAGAAAAGGGAGATGAAGTCATTAAGTACATTGATAGAGAAATTGTAAAGTATGATGTGAAATTCGCTCCTGGTGGACAGTGTGAAATTCCTAAAGAGTTTGTTGAATCTATTAACAAAGCAGCAAAGGATGGCAAATGAAGTATCTTGTTATACCATTGCTATTGACAGGATGTGCTACCAACATTCCTGTTGTGATGAAGTTTCCAGAAGCTCCTACCGTGCTAATGGAAAAGTGTCCTCAGTTGAAGTTTGTGGAGCAAGACCCTAAGTTAAGTGATGTTGCTAAAACTGTAGCAATCAACTATACTACTTACTATGAGTGTGCATTGAAAGTTGAGTCCTGGATCGGATGGTACCAGGCACAAAAAGTAATATTTGAGTCAGTTAAGTAACTGCTCACTAATTTAATAAAATAAGAAGATTGGAAATATGAGTACAGTACATGGTATAACGGTAGACTATTCGCGTGATGAATTGTTTGATGAGTTGGGAAAACTAAGACTAAAAGAAAGTTACATGAAGGATGACGAGACGTCTCCTCAGGAAAGGTTTGCGTTTGTATCAAAAGCGTTCGGCACTGACCAAGAACATTCTCAACGTTTGTATGAGTATTCTAGTAAACATTGGCTTTCCTATAGTACACCTATTCTCTCTTTTGGGCGTAGTGCTCGTGGCCTTCCTATATCATGCTTTCTACCTTACCTACACGATAGTTCGTCCGGTCTTGTGGATACTTTATCGGAAGTAAATTGGCTCAGCATGCTGGGCGGAGGAGTTGGAATTGGTATTGGAATTCGCTCAGCGGATGATAAGTCGGTTGGAGTCATGCCCCACCTTCGCACATATGACGCATCATCTCTCGCTTATAGACAAGGTCGGACTCGTCGTGGTTCCTACGCTGCTTACCTTGATATTAGTCATCCGGATATTCTTATATTTTTAGAGATGAGAAAACCAACTGGTGATCCCAATATGAGGACCCAGAACTTGCATCATGGTATCAACATACCAGACTCGTTTATGCAACTGGTCGAACAGTGTATGCTTGACCCTGAAGCTAATGACGATTGGGAATTGAAAGATCCTCATAACGGTGAGGTACGTGAGGTAGTGTCTGCAAAGCATTTGTGGCAATCGATCATGGAGATGAGAATGCATACAGGTGAACCTTATTTGCATTTCATTGATACCAGTAACCGTGCTATGCCTGAGTTTCAAAAGAAACTAGGATTGAGTATCAAACAATCTAATTTGTGCAGTGAGATTATTTTACCAACTGATAAGGACCGTACAGCTGTATGTTGCTTATCTTCTTTGAATTTGGAGCATTATGATGATTGGAAAAATGACGGACTTTTTCTTCGGGACGTTGCTGAGATGCTCGATAACGTCCTTCAGCATTTCATTGATAATGCTCCTGACAGCATATCACGAGCAAGATTTAGTGCTATTCGTGAACGGTCTATTGGTATTGGTGCTCTCGGTTGGCATGCCTATCTACAGCGCAATAGTATCCCGTGGGAATCGGCGCTCGCAGTAAGCACCAATCATAAAATCTTTGGACATATTAGAGGAGTATTAAACAATGCTAATCTCGAACTTGGAAGACTTCGCGGAGAAGCACTTGATGCAGTGGGGACAGGGCAGCGCTTTAGCCACCTTATGGCTATTGCTCCTAATGCTTCTAGTTCAATTATCATGGGTAACACTAGTCCTAGTATCGAGCCTTACCGTGCTAATGCCTATCGTCAAGACACTCTTTCAGGCTCTCATCTGACTAAAAACAAATGGTTGGATAGAATTATTAAGTTGAAATTGAGCGAATCGGATTCAGCAAATGACGATGAAAAATATAATGAGATTTGGTCCAGTATCATTGCCAATGACGGCTCCGTACAGCATCTCGAACTACTCGATGAGTGGACAAAGAGCGTCTTCAAAACCTCAATGGAAATTGACCAGCGATGGCTTGTCCAGCACGCTGCCGACAGACAAGTATACATTGATCAAGCCCAGTCAGTTAACCTATTCTTTAGACCTGACTCACACCTCAAGTACCTCCATGCAGTTCACTTTCAAGCCTGGAAACAAGGACTCAAGACGTTGTATTATTGCAGATCTGAAAAGATTGGTAAGGCAGACAAAGTATCTAAAAAGATCGAACGAAAAGTTATTGAAGAGATTGACATGAAAGCTCTTGCTAGTGATGATGTATGCTTAGCTTGTGAGGGTTAGATGCAAACTATTGCATTATTTGTGTGTAATCTTAATAGTTGTGTGCGAAGCAGTTATATAAAACTAAGGAGGTAAAAGATGAAAGCTATGATGGGTCATTATGGAAAAAAACCTAATAGTTTTTTAGATATGGGTAGCGTAGACTGCTTGGAATTGTTACAGCAAAAAATTAATAAAATTAATTTAAGTTCAGAAACCGATTGGCATAAACGTACCCAGCTTTTTGATCAACAAGATTCTTATAATGCTGTTATTTTCAATAAAGCTGATCCAGCCCATACTTTTTTTAATAAAGATATCAACAATCAATTTCTAATGGATGTTTTTGAAGAAAATTTAATTAACATCTATCAAAAAATTGAGCAGGTGTATCCTGATGGAGAAGCAAAACGAGTAATGCTTTTAAAGTTACCAGCTAAAAAAAAGGTCCTTCCTCACTGTGATTTAGGATATTACTTGCATTTTTTGAGAAGAATTCACCTACCTATAGTTACAAATAACAACGTTATTTTCTTATGTAATGGGATTGAAGTGCCTATGGAAGCAGGTAAATTAATAGAAGTTAATAATAATGTGACGCATTCTGTTGAAAACAACTCTGATATAGATCGCATCCATATGGTAATTGACTGGCATTATAAGGGTGACACAAGTTATGGAAAAATTAGTTTAAAGGATTTTTGATGAAGATATTAAGATTTACAGCAACGTGGTGTCAACCATGTAAAGCATTGGCTCAACAATTAGAAGAGCTTGGTTTAGATAAAGATGTGACAGTTGTTGATATTGATGAACAACAAGATCTTGCTATTCAATATGGTGTAAGAAGTGTTCCTACTCTAATTGCATTAGATAACAACAAAGAAGTAAAGAGAATGGTTGGAGTTAAAGCTAAAGACCTTCTTCTTGACTGGTTTCCTAAATCCGTAGATAACAATAATATAGTCAAGTCAAATAACTAAAATGAACGCAAAAAGAAAATCAAGACTAACTGACGAACGTAGCTCGTTTAAACCGTTCAACTATCCTTGGGCATACGATGCTTGGTTGAAGCATGAGCAGAGTCATTGGCTCCACACAGAGGTGCCAATGCTTGAAGATGTTAAAGATTGGAAAGGCAAGTTATCCATTGAAGAAAAACAATTCCTCACACATATTTTTCGCTTTTTTACGCAAGGAGATATTGACGTTGCTGGTGGTTACGTTAACAATTACTTGCCTTATTTTCCTCAGCCTGAAGTTCGCATGATGCTACTTGGCTTTGCTGCTCGCGAAGCTTTGCACATTGCTGCTTACTCTCATTTGATTGAGACTCTAGGCTTGCCTGAGACGATGTATAACCAGTTTCTTGAGTATGCAGAGATGAAAGAGAAGCATGACTATGTGCTTGATATCTCTCAGCAAAACTCTACAAAAGAGAATACAGCTAAGCACATTGCTGTGTTCTCTGCGTTTACAGAAGGAATGCAACTATTCAGTTCCTTTATTATGTTACTGAACTTCCCTCGTCATGGAAAGATGAAGGGGATGGGTCAGATTGTTACTTGGTCTATTGTTGATGAAACTCAACATTGTGAAGGAATGATCAAACTATTCAGAACATACATTCAAGAGAATCCGGAGATTTGGAACGATGAGCTCAAAGGACAATTGTATACAATTGCTGAAAAGATGGTTCTACTCGAGGATAGGTTTATCGATTTGGCATTCTCTATGGGTGGTATGGATGGTCTTAACGCTGATGACGTTAAACGTTACATCCGCTATATTACTGATCGTCGCCTTATTAGTCTTGGTCTTAAGGGAATTATGAAGGTCAAGAAGAATCCTCTTCCATGGGTTGAGGAAATGATAAATGCTCCTACACA